TATCTTCTTGTCATAAGGATTTGTGAGTTTATTGTAATAATTTGGAATAGAATTGGAAGATATTAAAAGATTATTGGAGTTTTCATATACATTTTGAATGTTAGCAAAATAATCATTTAATGATGTGTATTTTGTAGAATTTCCTTTTAATATTTCATTTTCTATGGTATAAGTATCATTGACATTAACATTACTATTAATTCTAGCAATAAATGAATTTGATGATTTGATTCTTAATATGAGACCATTTGAAGAGTAATTTCCTGCAGAATTTTTTAATAAGATTTTATATCCGGGTTTAAATTCAATACTATCATAAGTTGTGATATCATACGTATCTTCACTATTATCGACATTTTTTAATTCTAATATGTCAAATTTAGATTTAACGTTATAACTCCAGTTTTTAAATCTTTCATTAGTTTTTGTATATCCAAAAGATTGGACATTAATAAGATCACCTTTCTTATATCCATAAGATTTTGGTAATTGTAATTGCTTAAGAGTGGAACTAATTCTTACTTTAATTTTGTTAGATTGATCAAAACCATAATATGCATAAGAATCTGAATTCAACTCAATATCTGAAGTTGATAGTAAATTATTAGTAATTCCTGAAACATTTAGAAATTGATTTGAAGTTTTATCTTCATAAGTGGCAACTACAACATTACCATCAACATCTTTTGTCACTAATGTCCCAGATTTGGGGAATGACAATGTTGAGTCTACATCGATATAAGTTGAACTAGTAGTAACATCATTTAAAATTTTTGTTATTGGATTTGAAATGAATTCACTAAAGATTGTTCCGTCTACATCAATGTCTCTTTGATACCCATAATCAATGCTAATTTGGTAATACTGACCTTCGTCATAATTAATTCTTTCCACATCAGTGACAGACCCTCTAGCTCCGGACCTATCTTGATATAATGTTAGATTTTTTAAATCTAATGGATTTCCTTGGACTTGCTTAACTACAAAATCTTGAGTGACTTTATAATCAGCATTTGAAGGTTTAATAAGAAATTCACTTGGATGAATAATTTCTACGTTTTCACCATAAAGTGCCCCAAAAAGAATTTTAAATGATCGATCAGTTCCTTTTGTTTTATAAAAACTATCTACATTATAGAGAAAATTCTTTTGATTTAAATTTGAACTTAATTGTCTTTCTTGAAATCCTGGTGAGATTTGATTTTTGAGTTTATTTAAAAACTCTTGTAAAAATAGAATATTTAAATTCTGAATTACAGCTCCAGTTTTATGTGAAGATGCTAAAGTATTATTAAAAATTAACTCATCTGGATTATTGGATTTTTTATAGGAACTAACTCCACTAAAACCTCTTACACATCCTTCAAATGTAGTTGCAGTCTTACTTTTGTATAATATTATCTCATCATCAATTTTAATTAATCCATCATTATCAACAAATCCTTCAGTAAAATTGCTATCAACGGAAGATGTAATAGTTGTTCCGATAATAGAAAGATCAGCACCAAGAATTGTAGAATTTTTAAGATTCGTAAGTTCTTCTACCTTTACATATTGATCTATATTTTGAATTAGATCAAGTGTCCCACTTTTATATTCTTGCGAACTATAATATTCTTCAAGAAAATTTGTAAGAAGAGGAAAATCTTCTCTAACATATCTTGGTAGTTGACTGGCAACAATATTCTGGAATTTTACTCTATCTACTGCCATTTCTATTATATTTTAATAATTGGAGGTGGAGGTTGTTGAACCATTATTACTATTTACCACAGTTGTGGCGGGGGTTATTTGATATGATGATATAGTTGTTGGAGTTTGTGTCGTAGTCGTAGTTGGTGTTATACTTGATTCAGTTGTTTGAGTAATAGTTGGTAATCCTCTAACTAAACTACCATTACTATAACTAGAACTTACTTTGTAATTTGTTCCAGAAATATCATCTCCCGATTCTATTTGATCTGAAATCATTGAAATTGTGGTCGAGCTCACATCAAGTTGTAAATACAAATCTTGTAATCCAATTACATCGTTTGAATAAGGAGTTGCTGATATTTCAATTAAGGGTGAATCTTTATTAACTGATGTGGATAAAATTTTAATGGGGTTAAGTTTGATTTCACCTTTAATATAATCAATTGTTCCGATTGATCTCTTCACAATAATTGGTTCGGTTGGTGAATTCAATTTGAACAAGAAGATAGTTCCGGTCTTCAAATTATGATTAGCTATGTCACCAAGATAAACAGTTCCAGAAATACCACTTACAGTAAATCCTGAGGATTTAATATTATAACCAACAATCGTTCCTTGATACTCTGCTGTATGTCCATGATTTTTTATATAAAATCTATTACCAAAACATATTTCATATTCTGCAAATTGATTGAGAGAAGCTACTAGATCTCTTCTGATATTTACAGTTGTGATATTGGAGGTAACAGAATCATTACTATTATCAATAATATTCAAATATTTACTATATTTAAACCTAGCTCCAAACTTATTAAGATCTGAGGAATTAGAATAATTGGTAATGTTCTGTAAGACAATATCATTCACATAAGAAGGAGATTGTGCAAGATTTGTATTATAGTAAACTTTTGAATCTAATTCCAAATAAAGATATTTAAGATCAATGATTTGAGGGACAATTCCAGCTACTGTATATTTTTTGAGTTCTAATAAAATATTACTTTTTATTCTTGATGATAGATATACACCATTATATGGTTTAATACTAATAATCACTCTACCATATTGTGGAGGTGTTAACTCTTCTCCACCAAAAGCAGATACTGATTCTGATTCTGGATAAATTTGAGGGATTAAAGCCTCATAATCAGAGGAAGTTACTGCTCTATTTTGTGCTGCGTAAATTCTGGGAGCATATTTTTTAATAGATTCAACACTTTCAATAGACTTTCCACCATACGATTGAGCGTTTGTGGTGATTAATGATATACCAGAACTAATAGCGTTATTATTATTATCTCTAAGTGTACCTGAGAATGTGAAATTAGAAATATTATTTCCACTTTCACCTTTTGATGTGATATAACTTACTTCTACAGAATTTGGTTCTTCTAATTTTTTGCCAAATATCCCATCACCAAATAATAATTCATACCTTTCACTATCAATCTCTTCTATAAAATAAATTGGTGATGTAGGTCCAATTTCATATAAATTATCATATTGAATAAACTTCTCTAAAGTTCCTGACTGATTAGCTCTCTGAGATTTTTTTACAATTACTCTAATTAGTGATGTATCACAACCACTATTTGGTATAATATATTTTTGATTTGGAGTTCTTGAATTTACATTATAAGTATTTTTAATATATGTTCCTTCATAAATGTCTATATTTAAGAAGTTTGCTGATCCTGTTGAATCAACCGGAACAGTAATATCATCTGGGATTGAAAATATATAACTCTCATTACCAAAAGCACGACTAGAGACGAAAGATGTTCCCGCTTTAAGTGTTACTGTTGTAGATGTAGTACCTAACACATCTACAACAAAAGATACATTAGCTATAGACGACTTTCTTGATCTAGGAGTGTATCCAATATTACGAGCTAATGAAACTACATTCTCTCTTAAAGTAGCACTATCAATGAATACCTCATTTGTCACCATATTGGCGTTATATGAGGAGATGTAAGTATTATAAGCAAGAGTGTCAATAATAGTTGAGAGGTTAGATCCCTCAAAATCATAATCTGTAAAATTGGAGTTTGATCGAAGATAACTCTTAATAGAATCTCTTATTTGATCAAAATCTAGATTGCTAAAATTAACTAAAGGCATTTACCTAGTGGGTTCCAAGATGAATGTGAGTTGTTGAACTGGTATGTCAATACCGATAATATTATATCTTATGGATACATTAAATTCATTATTATCAAAATTAGGTTCTACAGTAACTCTTTTTAATTTGACACGAGGTTCGTAATCATTAATAGTATTTTCGATTTCACCACGAATTAAAGTAGCTGTTAGTCTATCAAAATTTTCAAATAATAACTCAGAAACCCTCGAACCAATTGTAGGTTGAAATGGTTTATCACCGGGTATTGTGAACACGAGATTACGAATTGATCTCGCAATAGCATTAGAGTTTTTCAGTGATATCAAATCAGAGTTGATTGGACTGATCTGGAAAGTAGCACTGATGTCTTTAAATCCTTGACTAACGCGTTCTAGGGGCACTGATTAGATACAACAAATCTAACTTATTTATTGCACTAAAATTCGTTTAAAATTATTGGTTCAGAGCCACAAGTACACTGATGATCAGGATGAGAACAATCGTCTGAGAGAAAAAGCCCATCCTCGTTGAGTTGTGGTCTTTTTCCTTTGGGTGTTTTGTCGTCATTATTAATTTCTCTAAGTAAATTTTCACTCATGATTTTCTCCTGTAATTTCTTTCACGCTATTACTATCTATATCTTGAGAACGTTCTTTCGCAGTTTTCCAGAAATATTCATCTTCTCTTCCCATACCAAGTCGATCAAAACCATTCTCAACCTGATAATATTCAGTAGAAACCTTAAAATCTGGCATCTTCGGATTTTCTGGTGTTAAGCTATTATCATAAATTCTCATTCTATTATTTGGATACAGAGCAAATTGTCCATTATCCAATGAAATTAAATTATGGGACTTATGTTCTGATGGATTTTCTGATGTCGAATAATCGATTACATCTGGACTATGGTGATAATTATCTAGTGTACAGATATAATTTCCTTTAACGATACCATGGTCTCTAGTGTATAGTTCATAATCCATACTACCAATAAACTGCTTACTGATCGTAGTAACACCATAATCCATACAATTCCAAAATTGTAAATTTGGAAGACTCATATCAGGTTCGGGTGTTTTCGGTTCTGACACAAATGCACTAATAGGAAGTTTATCGTACATTGCTGCATATTCAGGGAGATATGTCTCAAAGTAAAATGCACGTCCTGGAATGGACTTACAAGACACCCAGACACCCTTTACAAACTCCCCATGGCCAAACTGATGGTCAGTAAGATATTCCTTTCGTACCCAAATTTCCTCAGATGGTAGATTGGCAATTAAACAAGACATAAAAACCGATTCACAATTCTTTGCTTTATCTATGCAATAAAAAAGACCCCGTAGGGTCTTTTAATATTAACCACGTCCTTGACCACGATAACGCTTACGTTTGCCATTACGACTAGATGACGCATACTTGGTATGTTTTCCAGAACCCTGTCTAGTATTTTTGGGACTAGATTCAATGAAAACATTGCCCATCAAACTTTTCTTTACCTTTGCCATAATAATCCTTGTTTACTTTTTTATTATACATTAGAAAGGGGTATGTGAAAACCCCTTATGACAGTTGATTAGATGATTCGAGTTTTCTCATGACCAACACGAATACGAGGGTCACACCAGATTTCATATCCAGCTTCAATAGCATCCAGACAGAAACTTACATCCTCACCACACATGTCTTGAACAGCTCCAGATTCGAATACTTGCATCTTAGGGGCAAACCAAGGATACTTCATCTTCTCATTTTCAAATACACCTTTCTTAATCATGACCCAACCGAAACCAGTATAGTCAACAGTGAAAGGCTTCTTACGTTTTGAAATACCATCAACCATCTCATGATTCATCACACCACCATTGGTACGGAAATCATCTTCTTCCAACCAATGTGCAACAGAGGTAGTACGACCATCTTCAGTAGAATACCAACCAGCAGAAATAGGATGTTCTTCACCTTCTGCAGGAAGTGCTACATCACATAGTTGCCAAAACTTATTACTATCAAAGATAATATCACTATCAATCCAGAGTTGATAATCATATTCAAGTTTACCATCCCAAGGAATTTGATCTGGACCACGAAGCACATTAGCACCGAGGCACTTACAACGTGCAAAGTTCACCATGGAAGAATAATCTTGAGAGATTTGAATACTCATTCCATTTTGTACAAGATCAAAACAAAGTTGTACAAAGTTTTTTAGGTACATGTATGATACTCCTCTTCCAGGAAGACAAAATACAATTGCCTTTCCCTTCATCCTTTCTTTAATAGCATCATAATCCCAAAGTTCAGCATTTTCTTTCTTTTTTGGTGCTGATGCTTTTACAGTAAATCCTTTAGCCATTGAATAGAGTCACTCCACTTCATTTTTATTATACACGATATTTAGTTTTTAATCAAGAGAATAATAATGTTTCTAATGTATTATTCTCTGTTCGACTGTTACGTAGCTCATAGTTTGTAATAAGAAGTTCTTCCTTCTTATTTTTATTCTCACTACGATGAGCAAGACTATAACGGAATTCAAAGTTTTCCATATGAAAATCAGAAAACTGTTCTCTTAACCATTCATGCTCATTGTAAGTAATTTGCCACTTATGTGGAGATGTCTTACAAGATTCTACAAAATCCTCATGAGAGAAACCTGTGTGCATTTCTTTGTTCTTACCATATAACATATCTTTAATAAGGTATGGTGGATCAAGAAATACAAACACATCCTCACCAGGAGCTGTCATCAGTTCTCGATAATCTAGATTTGTAATTCTCCATGGTTGAATAATCTTACTGATATCAGCGAGTTTACGAATCTTTGATTGTGAGAAGATAGTGTTCTTATATGAATCACGAATAAAAGCATTCTTATTCTGTTCTGTAAATCCACCAAAACTACTACGATTCAAAACATAGAATGCAGTAGCAAGATCACTCTTATCATTTGATGTATCAATCAGATGTCTCATATCACCATAGAGTTTTCGATGTTTTTTCTCCAACTCATCAGTATCTTCTGCACGACATGCTTCATCTTTTAATTCTAATAATCGATTAATAAGAGAATCAGAATTTCCTTGAAGCTCTGTCCAAAATGTATAAAGATTGTAATAAAGGTCATTGACCCAAACAGGACCATCTGGATACATTGTGGAATATGTCAAGGCACAAGAACCACCACCAAGAAACCCTTCACGGTATTCCTTGATGTTTTCTGGAATCATATTTTTACGAAATAAGTAATAGATAATTCTTGACTTCCCACCAGGATATCGAAGAACTGTCGGATACTTACGTCGTTCTTTTTTTAATTTCATTTCAAATTACCTTTGATACTATTCTACCATCAATAGCTGGATTCTTCAAGTTTTAATTGATTAATTTTTACGACTTCATAACTTATATCTAACTTATTATTCTTACACTCTTCCATCAGATCAATGAATTTATCTTCCGTTAAACAATTTGCAATACATTCATTACCTTGATATACATGATTCCTTAAATCGATGGTATTCAACTCCTTTTACATTTATTTAATCTCCTCCAATAGAGGTTCTCGCGGGGTCTCAGAAGGTCTCTCAGGTCCCTCTGAGGGACTTATAATCATTAGGATCA